TTATGTCACTGGTGCTATGGTCAATAATGATATCACCCTCCTCAAGTAATGGTAGTAACTCATCAAGTATGTCTTCTGCCTTTTGTTCTGGGAGTGTAATCTGAAAGATGCCAGGAATTCTACCAGCACTAGTATATTTCTTGCTGTCAGATTTAACTGCTAGAACAAGGTACTCTAGTGAGGTTACACATCCACTAAGGTGTCCTGCTTCATATTGTCCACAGGCATTCTCATAGTTAGTGCTACTATAACCCCAGACTTCAATTCCCTTTGCAAGCATACGACGGGACATTCCTTCACCAGTACGACCCAGACCAATCAATCCAACTTTCATTAACTTCTTCCTCTATAATTTACAGGCCATGTAAGATGCATTCCCATTGTCAGTAATATGATAAATCCAAAAACAAATAATGTAATCATTTGACAACTGACTGCCAATCATTTTCAAAAATTTCCATACCCTTATCTGTTAAGATGTGATCATACATCTGATCAAAAACTTTGGGTGGCATTGTACAGATCTCAGCACCATTGTACCAAGACCTGATTGCTCTTTGCACACTACGAATAGATGCAGAAAGAACTTGAGTTCTCACTCCATGAATACGATATAGTTCTGAGATAGATCGTACAACCTCAAGACCTGCCACTGATTGATCATCAAGTCTTCCTACAAAAGGTGAGACATATGTTGCTCCTGCCTTTGCTGATAACACTGCTTGAGAGGCACAGAAGATAAGTGTGACATTGACTTTTATACCTTGCTCTGATAATCGTTTACAAACAATCAACCCCTCGCGGGTGCAAGGTACTTTAATAGTAGCAACATCACCAAATTTTTTATAAAGTCGAATACCTTCATCATACATTTCCAAGTCAGATCCCATGACTTCCATACTAATATCAGAGACACCAATGTCTTTAATCTCTTGATAAACATCTTCAGGATTACGACCACTCTTCATAATAAGAGTTGGATTGGTTGTCACACCATCAACTAAACCTGTAGAAAAATATTTGCTAATAATTTCTGTGTCCGCCGTATCCAAAAAGATTTTCATATTATTATAAGTATACTTCATACTATTCTACATGCAAATGTCCAATCATGCCAGCCCCCTGATGAGGACCACAGAAGAAATCATAATCTCCTGCATCAGCAAATTTAATATCTTGAGATTCTCCAGGAGTAAACATCAAGGATTCTCTAGAAAGATCTACACGACCCTCCACAATAATATTGTGTGGGGGTAACATTCCATTTACGAAATGAACTGTTTCACCAGCAGTAATACTAATATTATCTGGATCGAATACAAGATTTCCATTTGAACCCATGGTAATATCTACGGCGTATGCAATCCCCGGTAAAAATATAATCATAGATGCTAGTGTAGCAACAATCAATGCACTAATAAACTTCATTACAGTTTATGCAACTACACTATCTATTAACTATAAAGTCTTTATACTCATGGTTTGTTTGGACTTACTGACTTACCAAAATTTAACAATCATTAAATACAGAACCTACTGTAGATCCAGCGGCAGAACCTAGTCTACCACCCAAAAGTGATACCCAACCAGCTGCTAACCATCCAACATATGGAATGCCAATCACAGCAGGAACACCGACTCCAGCAGCAATACTAGTTCCTGCCATTGCACCTTGACTCCGTGCGCCAGCGTCCGCCACTATACACTCTATTTCTTTTGCAGACTTTCCCTCGCCGTCTGCGGCACCTCCTATATTTCTAGTTCCGTCCATAGTAAATTGATCTCTGCGCCACTCACGACGATTCTCAGTGCCACCACCAAACAATCCTTTCTTATCTTTATCTAATGATAGAGATTTTTGTGACTCAAGAATAGCAGGATCGTTTGCTCTATATTCTATACTATAACCTTCTTTACCTGACTCAACTTTATAAGAGGAATAATCTCCTCCAGGAAAATTAATAATCGGTGCTTCAGGTACTCTTGTGGCATTGATTATATGCCCCAGAACACCGATGTGTGCTACAGCAACAACACCACCAACTCCTAATGCAGTCCATTTAAAGAAGGTCATAAGATTACACGGTAGGTTTTACAGGTGGTTCATCATCATTAGTGATGAACTTAATTGGTGCTTGTTCGACACGAATAGTTTGAGCAGGTGCAGTCTGTGCTGCAGCTGCAATCAATCTTTCCATATCTGCTTTACTGATACCACCATTTCCTTTGGAAGAACCATCACCACCTTTCTTTGCTGCCTGAACACCAAAAGTCGCAAGCACCCCAGTAAAGACACTTGCGATAAAAGTAGGATCTAGTTTTTGCTCGGGAATACCAAGTACGGGTGGTAACTGGATGTACGCCAACGTGAGTATTCCGCCGCTCCAAACAAGGATGCCAAGCCTAACAAAAGTAGACAGAATATCAAGCTGTTCTTCTTTGTCACTTGCTGCCTCCTTTATCTTTCCAACGATACCTTTCTTTTTAGGATCTTCCTTCTTAACTTCCTCTGGCATTCTATGTGGAGCAACGCATTTCTATTTAGAAATATAACCTTCTTTAATTAGATACTCTCTAGTTAAAGGAGTTGGTTCATATTCCATCCACATCTGACCAGCAGCACAAGCATTCAATGCGTTAGCAGTCATTCCTTCAGTTTTACCTGCCCACATTGCTTCCTTCTCCCATGGAAGTGCGCCAGGCATATCCCTATAGGTATTAGTAGCAATCTCTTGCCAGATCATGGGAACACTTTCTTCTGGTAGGATAATAGCAATCAAACTATTATCAATTGTTCCTGCCATACAATCCTGTGCTGCGTGCCATCCTTCATGACGCATCACACTCATGAGAATATGAGGACGGCCCATGAATGATTTATTAAGGAAGAAATTATTACCGACAGTGTGATAAACTCCACGATGTCCTACTGGGAAGTACTTCTCATCAGCAAGAAATACCTTCACACCAATTTCATTTAATGAAGAAAGCATATGATTGAACTCTTGCGCCACTGGAGAGAATGTTTCAGTGTTATCATAATTTGAAGAAACATCTAACAAAGTATGTACTTCAGTCACATCATCCGTGCATTCCTGAAGTAACATACATCCCATAGAATCCATGGTGTAGTATTCTTTGACAGGTTCTGCCATCACAGGAGCAGCAAGAAATGCTGCCATTAGGGTCATAATAATTTTTTTCATATCAGAAAGGAAGGGATGGTCCAGTAGTTGTGGGAAGTGGTAGAGCACCACCAGTAGTAGATGGAAGTTCAGGCATAGCAGAGTTCATCATTCCTGGAAGTTGTCCAGAAATTGCTTCTCCTGCAGCAGCTGCCACTTGTCCTTTTACATTCTCAATAATAGAATCTTTATTGAGATATAGTGCAGTACCGCCGCCGACGATACCTGCAGTCCCTACAAATGATAGAACTGCTAAAACATTAATTACTTTTTGCATAATAAGCCTCGTAGTATTTGGTAATGCCATTACAATTTACATTACCTTGGGACACCCAATCATGAGCACACTCGTATATAGATTGAGTTCTATATTTAGATTCTCTTGTTGAGTTAAGTTCGGCACCATATTTCTTTAAAAGAATAACAAGTGCCTGTTGACGTAGTTTTAGTTTATCTTTGCTGTAACGCCAATCATTTTCCATGAAAGTTCTCCGAACCACCTTGAAAGTTTTCTGATCCACCAATGAATATCATTGCCAATAATAGTGGTAAAAATTTCCTTTATTATGGCACATTGGATCTTCAGATGCAACTCTATATCTGAGCATACTCTGACCTTTGAAACTTGTTCGATCTCCAATGATACTATATGCTTTTAGAAGGTTTTCTTTCCCCTCATCGGATTGCAGTTTACTGACCAAACTCATATTGGCAACAGGTCTCTTGTAATCAAATCCCTGATACTGACCAGGAGCATACACAACATCTGCAACCGTATTTGGATAAAGAGGAGACCTAACCCGATTGATGATTGATGCTGCAACACAATACTCATCGAAAGTATTTACAGCCGCTTCAACCTGAATCGCTCTTGCTAAATGGTCATAGTCAAGTGGTGTTAGTGCTAGAAGTGTTTCTAAAATCATACCATTAAAAAAGGAGCATTTTTAGTGCTCCTGTAATATATCGCAAATTATTTAGTTTGTCAAGAGGGTGACGGTGCATAAACTGGTTGCATCATCCCTCCGTCTGGTGGTCCATCATCATCTTCATTAGTTTCTATGAAGAGAAGCATAAAGAATAGGGGTGCCAATAAAAAAATAGTTGTCTGTGCCCATTCTATATTCATGAGTTTCTAGCTGCTGCTCCAATTGGAACTAGCAACAGCAGTGCTGCTACTACAAATCCCATTACCAAAGTCCTGG